CCGGGCTGCTCAGTGGGTCACGAAAATTGTGTGGTGGAGGAGAGCGGCATGACCAACCCATTCCACCCATTCACCCCGCCGTTCAAATACGACGGTGAGGTTCACATCTGGGACAGTGCCGGGAACATTGCGCTCAGGATCAGAGTATGGGGGTTACTTGTGAACCACTACACTGGGTCCGAGAGGGCAAAACGCGAGAAGGAGATTGGGAACCTTGTCGCCCAACTCATGAACGAGCACGCTATTAAGGAGGGCCAATGACCCATGCTCAACTGATGAAGGCACACAAAGCCCTGCAAAGGACAAAGAGCAAGAGCGATGATGTGCCCTGTGCAATGGTCATAATATGTAATAAGAAACCTTCCAAGAAACGGAGGGCAGAGATAATTCAACAAGTCGAGGATCTCCTCGACAGAAAGGTGAGATGAAAGACAATGAACAATTAAGGGCGGATCTGTGGCTGAAGACTTACGATGAAGCCCGGTGCAGGAGGGATAGGTCAGTTGCGCTCAAGGATGCTGATGACATTCTCGCTGAATTCGACAAGCGATTCACTGAGAAGCCGCTGACCATGGAGGTCATCACACTGAGGGGCAGCGTCCTGAGCCAGAATCAGATAATTGGTGCGCTTGGATCTGCAGACGCAATCCTTACAAGTGTCGTGAAAGGCACCCGTGAGGCGGATGCCCTTGTTCGTCAAGCAAAGGAATGGCTACTTAAATACACATGATCACTGTCAACACAGAAGCATGCTGGCGCAGGATTCCACCTCGTGCTTTCCATATCATTGGAACATGTGCGATTGCCGAAGAGATGATAGTAAGCCATCTCTTTAAGGAGAATACGGAAGATAATCACCGTCTGGTGGCAGACACCCTGGCACACCATGTCATAGGCGCATCCTTTGAGGCCCATGTCCGAACAGTAACAAAACACTCTGAGGATAAATTCACTTTCACATACATATGAAACGAGCCACTGCAAGACTGGTCGCAGATTTCGGCGACGATCTTGTAAGATACAAGGTCAATTGCCCTGTCTGCGGGTGTGAGAATTATTATGACGACTTCATCGGCAATCGAAGAACTGTCCTCGACTGCCTGGAGTGCGAAGAAATCATAGGAATTAAATATGACGAAGATCGTAATTAAGACGCTTGCGAAGAAGGGTTGGTTTATCCCAGAGGTATCCATCACAGCGCATGCGGCCAACAACAAGCTGGCTGAGCCCCTTATGACGGTCCACTTGTTCAACACATGGGAGGCGCATCAGTGGTCCGCCCAGCAGATGGCCTTCCACATCCTCGGTGAGGACTACATTCAATACGACCAGGAAACCTTTTGCTGGACCTCCAACGAATACATCCATATTTTTACAAGGAAGAACAATGAGCAAGCTAACACTGAAACTGCTTAAGGCCATCTGGTCCTCTGGATTCCGCGCAGGTAGAGATGCAGGCTATGAATTTGGGCGATGCGAGGAATGGGGTGCACTTCCCGGAGTAACGCAGGATCCTAAAAAGGCGTGGCAGGAACAGATACAGTGGCGTCTTGAGCCTGATTGCGTCAACAATAGGTTAGATCGAGAGATCCCTGAAGCCTGGGACAACATCATCCCTTAATATGCAACTACCCCTAATTGAACCACCGGGAGATTGGTCCCACCCCACCAAGCTGGCCGATATCCCCAGGGATAGCGTCATCAGCCTGGACATCGAATGCAATAATCCTGACATCAAGGAGCGAGGCACATCCGCCATCCGTGGCCTTGGATCTGTGGCAGGGATCGCCATGGCTTGGTCCGGGGGCAGCATGTATCTGCCCATCGGTCACCTTGGGGGCGGCAACATGCAGAAGGACATCGTCCTTCGCTACGTCCAGGAGCAGATCAACAGGGCCAAGCGTGTCGTATTTGCCAACGCTCCGTTCGACCTCGAATGGCTGCGCTATGGCTGCGGGATCGAGGTCAATACCCGCATTGAGGATATCCAGATCATTGAGCCCTTGATCGACGAGGAGCTTCCGTCCTACTCCCTCGACTCCATCGCCTTCCGCCACCTCGGGATCAAAAAGGATGAGGGCCTGCTCCGGGAAGCAGCCATCGCCTACGGGCTCGACCCCAAGGCAGACATGTGGAAGCTCCCGGCCAAATACGTGGGAGCCTACGCCGAGACCGACGCATCCCTGACCCTGGCTATCTGGGGAGCGCAGCAGTCCAAGATCCGGGAGCTGGGCATCCAGAAGATCTATGAGCTGGAGACCGCGATCATCAAGCCCTTGTTTGAGATGCGCTGCAAGGGGGTCTGCGTGAATATGGAGGCCGCAGCCAAGCTCAAGAAGGAGATGGCGGATGCCGAGGCCGAGATGATCAGAGCCCTGGAGAAAGAGGGTGGCCAGCCCATCAATATCTGGAGCGGTGACTCGATCTCCTATAGCTGTAATAATCTCGGTATCAGTTATCCTCTCACCGAGGCAGGCAATCCCTCGTTCACGTCCGATTTCCTGGAGTCCTCGACCCATCCTTTCTTGCAACGAATCGCACAGGCTCGGGGTGTGTCGAAGCTGGGCCGGGATTTCGTCGGCAAGCTGATGGATTGGACGCACAAGGGTAAGGTCCATGCAACGTGGCGGCAGCTGGCGTCCGATGAGGGGGGCACCCGCACCGGTCGGATGTCCTGTTCTATGCCCAACCTCCAGCAGGTTCCGTCCAGGGACGAGGTATGGGGGCCGAAGATCCGGGCGCTCTTCATTCCCGAGCCTGGCAAACTGTGGTGCAAGATGGACTACTCCCAGCAGGAACCCCGAATCCTGATCCACTATGCCCTGCTCAGTAAGCTCGAGGGTGTGGATGAAATTGCCAATGCATACCGCAATGATCCGCGCATGGACATCTATGCCCAACTGTCCAAGACAACGGGCGTGACGCGCAAGCAATCCAAGACCCTGACCTTGGGCACACTTTATGGGATGGGGAAAGCCAAGCTCGCTGACAGTCTCGGTGTGTCGGAAGCAGAGGCTGAACGAATCAGTAATGAGTTCGACCGCTATGTTCCATTCGTCAAGAAGTTGGCCTCCATGGTTTCGGATAAGGCCAAGAGCACAGGAGCCATCCGCACGCTGGGCGGTCGCCGCCGCCACTTCGATTGGTGGAAGCCCTATTACAACGGACAGCAGCTGCCCGCAGTGAAGGGTGTGAACGAAGCCCGCAATCGGTTCAATGGGGCGCAGGTGTTCCGCGATGGCGTTCACAAGGCCCTCAATTCTCTGATCCAGGGAAGTGCTGCGGATATGGCGAAGAAAGCTCTGCTCGATTCTGGTCGCATCCCCTACCTCATGGTCCATGATGAGTTTGGTTGGGGTGTGCAGGATGTGCAGGAAGCCAATCAGCTGAAGGAGATCGCTGAGAATGCGCTGCCGCTGGCGGTGCCCATGGTCGCGGACTGCGTCGTCAGGGGGCACTGGTGAGAGAATCAGGATTCAGCGCATCCCTGAGAAAGAAGCTCCCAGGCATGTGCCATAGGATTGAGAATGTCGCAGCCGAGGGCACACCTGATATTGCGTGGATCTACAAAGGTCAGACGCGATGGATCGAGACCAAGTATCACACTGGTAGATCTGAGGTGCGAAACTCACAATGGCTTTTTGATTTCTTTGCAAGAAAGGAAGGAATCTCTACGCTCTTCGTCCACCACGACGGGAAGATGATTCGGGGATACCTGAATATTTTCTGTGGACCAAGCAATAATCAAGGGTATCGTCCCATCGTTTCGCCTCCTGAGTTCGAGGTGGCGACAATAAAAGAAGCAGCGGAAGCGATTATTATTTTGACAGAAACAAAATTCGGCGTTAAACCTACTCGTATATGACAAAACAACCCACGGTCTGGGTCACTTCTACAGACCCAGCAAAAAACTTCGATGATGCTTCCCGGTTCGGACGAGTCCGTATCCTGGACATGTCCGACAAAAACCACGCAGCTGCGGGAGCGATCCTGCAGGAGGAGTTCGAGGCGGACGACTACATCATCTTCGTCGGACATCCTGTCCGTATTGCAGTCTGCGGTCAGGCTGTGTTCAATCTGTTCCCGCAGATCAATGTTCTGATCTGGGACCGTAAGCGCATGTCCTACTTCAGCCAACTCCAGGAGGGGATATGAAGGAAGAACTCCAGACAATGCTCCGGCGGAGGGAGAGCTCGATGATGCTCATCACCGCGCTCGAGGCCCAGTTGGATTTGGCCAAGGAGGATCTCCGTCAGGTGGAGGAGGAGGAGATCCCGATGCTCTTCGAGACTGAGGGTCTCGAGTCCGTGGCCCTGGCTGATGGGTCCGAGATCTCGGTGCCCATGTTCTATCGGGCCAGCATTCCCAAGGAGAACAAGGATGATTTCTTTTCCTGGATGGATGAGAATGGCTTCGGGGAACTCGCTCCCACGTCTGTCATCGTGGACTTCAATGCCCAGGATGCGGAGGCCAAGAAGAAGCTGATGGAGGCTGCCGAAGATCTGGGAAAGACCCCTGTCGTCGACCGGTCGATCCACAACAAAACGCTCACTGCTTTTGTGAAGCGTCAATTTGAGGCGGGCAGCCCGTTGCCTGACTCACTCAAAACCTACACGGGAAAGAAAGTCAAAATCACCAAGTAATATGTCAACTGAACTCGTCCCATTCGTCCAAGGCGGCGCTGTCGCAAACTTCGAGAACTACACCGGACCCACAGGTCTGGAGACAGTGACGCAAGCAGATCTCGGCACACCGATCTTCACCATTGTCCAGGACAACAGCGCCTTCTTCAAGAAGACGCACCCCAAGCACGAGGAGAAGAAGATCGAAGGCTGCAATCCAGGGGACATCGTCCTTCCCTCATCCAAAAAGACCTTGTATCACGCAGGCAGCGGCCAAGGTGTTGTCGTCGTTCCTACCAGTTTTCGGACCCTGTTCCAGGAGTGGCGCACCCGTCAGAATGGGGGAGGCTTTGTGACCACCCATGCCAGTCCAAATATCCTGAGCAAGTGCAAGGAGGTTGTTGTCGAAGGGCGTCGTAAGGTGGTCGTCATCGAAAGCGGCAACGAGATCGTGGAGACCAAGACCTTTGCGGTTCTCTACTACTCCGGCGGCCTCTGGCAGCCCGCTATTATTCCGATGTCCGGGGGCAACATGGGTGCTGCCCGTGAGTGGCTTAATCGCATGGACGCAATCCGATTGCCCAGCGGAAAGCAGTCCCCTGCATTCTCGCATGCCTATCGCATCGGCACCCTGCTGAAGAATAAGGGAGGAGACTCGTGGTTTGCATACACTGTCAACCTGTTCAAGTCGGTGCCTGCCGGTGATCCTGTGCTAGATCTTGCCCAGAACCAAGCAGGAGTGTTTGAAGAGGCCGCTGCCGCAGTGTCCGAAGACGCAAATCCGTATTGATATGTCGCACGTCCCAGCCTTAATGGAACTGTTCGCTGGCTTCAAAGAGAAGAGCGGTCGGACAGTGATCCTGGTCGGTGCCCAACCGGACCCCGTAACCCGCAAGCTTGCCGGTCGCTCTTGGACCGTCAACGAGGGGCCGAGTCCTGCGTTATGGGAGGCACACCTATCAGGAACCATGGGGCTGGGAGTGATCCCTGTAGACATGGAGGGAGTGGTCAGCTTCGGTGCTATCGATGTTGACCTATACCCTCTCGACTTCAAGGGATTGGCGCAGAAGATCAAGAAGTGGAACATGCCCCTGGTCATGGCTCAGACCAAGTCCGGAGGGGCACACCTTTACCTCTTCACCACTGCGCCAATCCCTTCGGTGCTTATGATCTCCACGCTGCGGGCATGGGCAGCGGTCCTCGGATACCGGGACCATGAGGTCTATCCAAAGCAGACCAAGGTATTGGACGGCAGCGGGGACTCGGCCAATTGGCTGAACATGCCCTACTTCGGACGCAATTCCCGCATGGGAATGGATGCCGAAGGAACGGTGATCGAGGATCTTGGAGAGTGGGTCGAGTATGCCCAGTCCAAGAGAGTGACCAAGGAATTCCTCGAACGATTTGATCTGAAGATCCCGGAGGCATTACCTGGCGGCCCGCCCTGTCTCCAGGCCCTCTGCTCTTCTGGCTTCCCTGCGGGGACCAGGAACGCAGGGCTCTTCAGCCTCGCTGTCTATGCCAAGATGGCGGGCGGCGATGAGTGGCAGGCTATGACGGAGAAGTTCAACAACGATCACATGAGCCCACCGCTCCCGGCCAAGGAGGTGCTTGATGTGATCAAGCATGTGGGTAAGAAGGATTACTTTTACAAGTGCAACGACGCTCCGCTGAAATCGTTTTGCAATAAGACCAAGTGCCGCAAGTGTGAGTTCGGTATTGGCAATGGCGAGAATGAGGATGCCGATCTGCCAGAGCTCTCCGGCCTTGTTCGATTGAACTCGGATCCCGCGATCTGGTATGTGGATGTGAATGGATCTCGTGTCCGATTGGATACGGAGTCGATCACCAGTCCATCCAAATTCCAGGTCGCATGCATGGGTCAGAACGTCCACGTTCCCTTGATCAAGAAGAGTAAATTTGATGCCATACGTGGTAACCTGATGCAGTCGATGCTAGTGGTCGAAGCGTCTGCGGATGCAACGATTGAAGGCACAGTGCGAGATGTGCTGTGTGAGTGGTTGGACCGCGATGCCAGGACCCATATCAAGGAAGACCTTGCCCTGGGTCGGCCTGTCAAGGTGGCCGATGCCCTCAACACTTATTACTTCCGGCTGGGGGATCTGGTGCAGGAGCTTGTGCGCAAGCGATACACATCCATTGGGCGCAATCTGGTTTCAGCTATCCTTCAGGAATGGAAGCTTGACCTTCATCGTGGCCGCCATGGCTGCCAGCAGTTTAGTTTTTACGAGATCCGTCTGGACCGTGTGTCCGATGATCTCCCTGCAGTTGAACTCCCGCCCCCAACAGAAGATCCCTATTGATTATGCTAAACGAGCATAAGACCACGGTCATATTCGGGCCGCCGGGGACGGGGAAGACCACGACGCTGATCGACATATTCCTTGAGGAATATCGAAAACGGACCTACCGCCCCGATCAATTTGGCTTTCTCACCTTCACCCGTAAGGCGGCCCATGAAGCCCGGACCCGCGCCCTTGCTCAGGGCATCCTGCCGTCAGAGATCCCCTGGTTCCGCACCATTCACTCCCTGGCCTATCAATGTCTCGGCCTGACTCGAGAGCAGGTGATGAGTGACAGTGATTATCTCGAGCTGGCCAAGATACTGGGGATCTATCTGACCACCAAATGGTCAGCCACGGGCGATGGATCAAGCTACGGGGACAAGCTCATGGCCCTGGACCAAGCCTCCCGGTCCCGCAATCTGGACATCCGCACGGTCTGGGAGAATGCCCGACTCGAGCGAGGGATCCACCTTAAGGACGCCCAGCGATTCCAGAAGACGTTCCATGAATTCCGCAAGACCCGCAACAAGCTGGACTTCATCGACATTCTCAATGTGTTTGCACGATCAGGGATGCCTCCCGACATCAAGGTGCTGATCGTCGATGAGGCCCAGGATCTCTCGCCCGTGCAATGGGACGTCGTGTCCAAGATCAGCAAAGGGGCCACAAAGGTCTACGTGGCAGGGGACGATGATCAGACGATCTACCGCTGGGCGGGGGCAGATCCCGCTGCACTGATCTACATGGACGGGGAGCGACGGATCCTGGACAGGTCTTACCGCGTGCCACGCAAAGTGCAGGATATTGCCGGGAAGATCCTGAAACGAGTCAATGTGCGGCAGGACAAGGTCTGGGCACCGAGGGCGGAGGATGGCTCTGTCACCTATCTAGGAGCCCTGCACCAGCTGATCATCAAGCCCGGTACCCACCTGTTACTAGCCCGCAACAAGCACCTGCTCCCGGCCTACGTCGAGATGTGCCAGCGCGAGGGCCTGCTCTACGCATCCGACGATATTGGATCCAAGTCCGTCCGATCCTCGGTCCTCGATGCCATCAGCACATGGCTTCTGCTCAAGGCCAAGCGACCTGTGACCGTGGAGCAGGCGCTCTCGCTCTATGCTCATATGGGGGCCAAGAAGGGTTACGCTTACGGATCCCGCACAGCTTTGACCCGACGCGATAGCTCCGAGATCATTACCTACCAGGAACTGCGGGACCAGTATGGGCTGCTCCATTGTGAGAAATCGACGTGGCGTCGGGTAGTGGAAAACATCACACCAGAGGAAGACGCCTACCTGGAATCCTGCCTGAGCCGCAGGCCAGAGTGCCTGGAGGAGGGGGTCCGCATCCGTATTGGAACCATCCACTCCTCCAAGGGCGGCGAGGCCGACCATGTTACCTTGTTAACCGACGTAAGCAAAAAGACATACGAAAATGAACGAATCAATCCCGACGACGAGCACCGAGTCTGGTATGTTGGCGTCACCCGCGCCAAGCAATCCCTCACCATTATACACCCTGAGACGCAATTTTCCTACCGACTACCCCTATAGGCTCCAGCCGCTGAAGCACCAGGAGTCTGTAGGCGAGGCGATGTTCGGCCTCCGGTCCTTCGCTCTCTACTGGGAGATGGGATTGGGTAAGACCAAGGCCATCATTGATGAGTTCTGCGGTCTGCGGATGAAAGAGAAGTGCGACTGTGTCATCGTGATCTCGGACAAGGGCAGCTACATGAACTGGGCGAACAATGAGTTGCCCAAGCACCTGCCCACGAACATCAAATGCAATGTGGTGGCGTGGACGGGGAGCCTAACCCAGAAGTATCAGCAGCAGGTGAGCGATGCAATCCACAGGCGCGAACAGGTGCTGCCAGTATTCCTGTTCAACACTGAATCATTCTCTGGATCCAAGACCTTGGACATCGTGCTCGATATCATCAGCAGGGTTTGCGATTGCTACGTGGCACTGGACGAGGCGACATCGATCAAGAATCCCCAGGCCCAGCGCACCAAGAACCTGATCAAGGTAGGGGCCAATCCCCTGATGAAGTATTCCCGCATCATGACGGGCACGCCTATTACTCAGAGCCCGCTCGATGTGTTCAGCCAGTATGCGTTCATGGGCAAGGGGCTTCTAGGCTACAAGGATTATTGGGCCTTCCGCGCACGCTACGCGATCATCGTCACCGAGTATGCTGGCGTTCGCTCCTACCAGAAGATCGTTGGATTCCAGAACCAGGATGAGCTGACTGCCCGTATGGAAGTCCATTGCTCCAGGCTCACGAAGAAGGAGTGCCTGGATCTGCCTGAGAAGATCTACATCACACACTATGTGGAGATGACCCCGCAGCAGATCAAGGCCTACGACGAGGTGAAGAAAGAACTGATCACGCAACTGGACGAGGGAACGGTGACCGCACCGCTGGCCATTGTGGGGCTGACCAAGCTTCGGCAGATCTGCACAGGCTGCGTGATCACCGATGAGGGGGATACCAAGCAGATCCCCAGTGACCGCATTCCTGTCCTCCTGCGACTGCTGGACGAAACCAGCGGCAAGGTGATCATCTGGTGTGAGTATCAGGCTGATGTGGAGATGATCATGGACTCCCTGCCCAAGGGATCAGCTGTATCCTATTACGGGGAAACGTCAGACGAAGATCGGGCGCATGCCCTGGAAGCCTTTGTCCATGATCCAGAGGTCCGGTATTTTGTGGGCACTCCAAGCACTGGCGGGAAATCGCTGACCCTGATCGTGGCGACCACGGTCGTCTACTACAGCTTCGGGTTCAATCTCGAGCACTACCTGCAATCACAGGACCGGGCGCACCGTATCGGGCAGACATCGGCTGTGACCTACGTGCATCTGGTGTGCAGGGACAGGGTGGATGAGAAGGTTCTGGAGCGACTGAGAGCCAAGGAAGATCTCAGCCGCTCCGTGTTGGACAACCTGAAGCGGATTATCTGACTCCAACGTCTTCAGATGACTTGTTGTTGTCGCGAGCGAAGTGGAGCCCCAATCCCGCAAAGATTGGGGCCAGCTTCACGCTCCAGGCAGTGACGTCTTTGTTCACACCGGCAGTGGTCAGACCTCCGGCAATAATCGCCAGAGCTCCGAACATTGAGGTGACCCAGGACCGTTGCTTCTTTTTCGTAGTCATACAGTGTGAGTGTGGACGATATTGGGCCTCTGGCCAAGGTCATTTAGCACCTTGATATTGGCCTCGATGACGGAGGTATTGCGGACCAAGGCTTCGATCAGGATCTTATTGGTCTCCTGAGATCCGGTGATCATCTCCCTCATCAGCTTCTCCTTGGACTCCTGGCCCTGGGCCAGTTGAGCCACGAGCTGCTCGTGCTTGGCAGTGAGCCAGCGTCCGCCGAAAAATACGAGGATGCCGATGACAATGACCATGGCTGCGAACCATGTCTCCCATGTCCATCGTGATGCCTGTTCCGCTGCCTCTGCTATTTCGTTCATAGGGGATCAGCTACCAAGTCGGAGGACTGCCATCACAGACAGTCCATATTGAGGAAGGTCATCTGTCAGTGGTCCTGCATAGACCACAACCATTTTCAGCTGGGAGCTGCTTGATACCGGGATCGGGAATGGCATTGCAACAAGCTTGGTTGCAATCTTGCTGACGGGAGTTCCAGCGGCGGAATACTGTGTGGTGTAGTCTGATTCCCGGACCCGGATCACTCCGACATGCGTGCCCCCGGTAAGAGTCGTCAAATAGTGGAAGGTATCTTCAGCCGGGGTGGAGCTCCACGTTGGGTAGTAGTCCCCAACCCCAAGGTAAATGTCTAGATCCAGGCCGAAGTTGGTGGTGTCCAGGATCGACAATGAGTCCATGACAAACGTCCCTGTGTGACCCACAAGCGAGCCATCGGATCCCCTGTAAACACACTTCCCTGGCTCAAGGACGATGAGCCCGTTCGCAGGAAACGGCTCCGCAGTGAACGAAGCCACACGCTCGGACAGTGTCACTGACTCCCCAATCAGTTGCCCCGAGCTGTTGCAGATGGCATCCACAAACGAGCCATCGGCACTCCCGTCGTCGGTGCATTGAAGCATCACCCTGACAGGTGTCAGGCTGCCGGGATTATCCGTGCTGTTTGGCGAGTCCATATTAGACAATGGGTGCAGACACCTGGGGCTTGGATCGGACAACGATCTCGATCTGCAGCTTACCGCTGGCGACAGATGCTGTGGATGCGCCCGCATAGACAACAACCACATTCAGGCCCTGGAACAACGCGCCGCTGCTTCCAGACATCACAAGCACCTTGGACGCCACGGATGTAGCGGGCGTGGCTGCCGCAGAGTACTGAGTCGTGTAGTCCGTGGACCGAATCCTGCACACGCCAACAACGCCACCAGAGGCAAGAGCCGTGACATAGGCGTAGGCGTTCTCTGCCGGGGTAGTGTTCCAGTCGTCGTATGACTCAGACACGTCGAAGTAGATATCGAGGTCCAAGGCAGCCCCTGTCTCATCGAGGACGTTGACCAGTTCGATGACAAACGGTGTGCCGTCTGTGGGGAACACACTCTCAATGGTCTGCACCGTCAGGATCTTGCCTGTGGCCAAGGTGACGGATGACCCTGGAAATGCCACGGAGGCATTCACTGTGCGGGCATCCGCCGTGGCGTTGGCTGTTTGGATTTGTCCCGAGGACGTGGTCACGACATCGACCCATTGTCCATCGAGAGATCCGCCATCCGTGCATTTTGCCATGATGCGAACGGGCATCATCTGTCCGGGGTTGTCTGTTGATCCAGGTGTGCTCATAATTTAGCTAAGGAGAATTGGGACATAGGCATCGACGTTTTGTCCATTGCCAAGTTGGTAAGAGGTGCCGCCGCCGAACGCCCAGACACGACCAAGGTCGTCTGCCATGAGAAAGGTTCCAAGATCACCGTATCCCACGGCGTGGATCGCGGTGATGGTGGCATCAATCGGGACTCGCGCAAACACGATGGTGTCTGTGCTGGTGCCGTTTCCGAGCGTGCCCTTGGACGCATATCCCGCAGAATAGACCTTGCCGTCCGACATCAGGACGAGGGTTGTACCATCAGAAAGACTGCCGCCCACAGATACGATATCTGTGACTGTAATAGAGGATGAGAGCGTTATACCCGACACGGCTGTAGGATTCTGGACATCTGTTCCAGCAGCCGTGTTTGTTCCACTCTGACCTTTGGGATTTGCGCCCCATGCTACAAGCGTATTGTTCGTTTTTACCGCAAGGCAGTAGGTTCGATCCACGCCCATCGGGAATAGCTTCGTGACCTGAACAGGGGAGGCATTCGCTGTCAGGACAACGGTGGCGGATGTGTTCCCGAGTCCCAGTCCGTAGAGACCATTGTATCCACACGCATACACTGTTCCACTTGCGACGGTCACCCACACTGCTCGGGTAAGACGACCCGCGCAGAATATGTCTGTGGCAACAATGGATGATCCAGTCCCATCCATCAGGACAAAGGATGTGACATCCGTGGCAGCCCCTGCTGTCCCGCACTGCCCCTCTGTGTCATATCCTGTGGCGTAACAGTAGCCATCGGATGTGAGGACGTAGGAGTTGGAGTTTGTTCCAACAACCTTGGACACTGTCTTGGCTCCCCATGTGGCAGTAGGTATAGACGGGGTGCTCCTGTTCGTTGTGTCCCCCATCCCAAGCTGACCCCGGTGATTCCTGCCCCAGGCATACAAAACACCTGCAGTCGTCTTGGCAAAGAATGAGGGAGCGGAGGCCGATGTTCCCGTGTCAGACGCATCCTCTACACATACACAGCCCCAGATGTCAGTACAGGTGAGTGAGGATCCGATCTTGACTGCTACAAAGTAAGGGGAGGATGTGGTTCCCGACCCGCCTTGCCCTAGCTGCCAGCCCTGGTTGAGCCCCATCGCGTAGACAAACCCCGCCTCCGTGAGCGCCAGAAGATTGGCACCAGACTGCACCAGCTTCACGACAGTATCTGTGAACCCATTCAGATTGTCTGTGACCCCTGTGACCGGGTTGGATGCAGATTGCTTGAACACGGCAAGCCGAGGAGTCACCACAATTCCCGATGGCTGGAAAATGCTTGTAGGACCCCCGACGATCACTACATACCCATCAGCATTGATGAATGCTGTGAACGGAGAGCAGTAGCACCCTGTCTGACTGGTGTGAGCAGGAAATTCTCCGAACGTGGTTTCGCTGTCCTGCTTCCCTGTGCATTGGGATACATCGCCCCTGAACGCAGTGGCCACGACGGTGCCATTAACTTCGAGTGCTTCGGTGTCCAGTGAAAGAGGTCCGGGGGCGGGAGCTGTGCCGCCTGCTTCCACATCCCAATCAGTCACCGCATCAGGGTAGACCGTGTCCTGGGTCGAGGAGTAGAGCAGCACCGATCCGGCGGACTGGACGATGCACCAGCACTCATCACCAGCATCCCATTGGAGGTAGTGGGTGTATGATGCTACGGACGGGAAAAAGTAACGGGGACGTGCGTTCCACAAATCCCCGTAGACCCACGTCCCATTGAGCGCGGACAATCCTGCTCCGCTCATGATCAGATCAGGGCTAGGTGCTACAAAGCCAACGGCAAGCTTGCGGGCCCGAACGCTCGGGGCCAAGCGATCAAAGCCGATGGTCTGAAATCCAATATCACGACCCTGCAGCTGCTCGTCTGCGAAGGAGACCGTCTTGTAGGTGAAATCCAGATTGTTCTCCAGATTGTCCACAAGGACAGACTCATTGGGGAGCGTCAGGCTCTTGGCCGACAGGTCCAAGGTCGTAGCAAGCTTGGCAGCTGTGACTGCTCCGTCTTCGATGGTGCTTGTGGTGACGCTATCAGGAGCCACCAGTTCTAGATCCTCGATGTTTACTTCGTAGAATGCCGGATTGCCGGAGGTGTCGAACCCCTGTAGGGTTCCTGCGCGGTCGGCAGCGGATGGAAGCTCAGACGTGAACGATGCCTCGTTGACTGGCATCCTCACAGCGCGATCAGCTTGCTCCTTGACCTGCTGCGCCAGCAGGGTGACACGATCCAAAGCATCTTCGATCACCTCGGCATCGAACACACCGTTGTTCACCAGATTACTGGGCTGGGTGTAGGCTGTGTTGCGCTGGATCGTGACCGTGGTGTCAACGGCAGGAGCCGTCAGGAAAGTGACGTTGCCGCCAGCATCATCCCCGGCCCCGGAGACAGTGTAGTGGGCGTTGATCGTCTTGACGACCTCAACCCCGGCAGTGGTGACAGAGACTCGCAGGTCCGAGTTCGACAGGAACTTCCCGGTGAACGGGAAGTAGGTCGTTACCCCGTTACCGGTGTAGCTCACTGAGGAGACATTCGTCGCGATGCTCATTTAAACAGTCGTTGATCTGTATCCAACCAATAATCCTGGCCAGTCTTGTTCTTGATGTTGCGCTCCAGACGCTCCAAGTAACCAGGATTCTTCCATTCTTGCAATGACCAAAGCACCGCCCTATCGAGAGCCTGCCGTGCAAATATGACGTTTGGAACAAGCCCCACTGCACCAGAAAAAGCCTCCTGCTTCGCCTGATCCCATTTACCTTGCATTGCATTACTCAAGGTAACACCAGCAGGATCCACCACCTTGCTCCAGACAGGGCCAGCAAGCTGGGACGAAACATCCCGGAATCCGCGCTCATACTGATTCAGAACAAGATCACCGTAGAGCCCTGCCACGCCGCCCCGCTGGAAGCAATTGCGGAGTAGGTTGATGTTGAAAGATCCATCCTCATTCTCAAATGATTGGGCCTCTTTCCCTGCCAGCAGATCCCGAACTGTGATGGCGGCGTATCCAGAAGCTAATCCCGCAGCCACAATTCCCGCAGCCCGCAGCTTGTTGTTGCGGATCCAGGTGTCACTGCCTGCAATCCCCTCATCACCCATAAGGAATCCACGATAGCCTTGCCCATGGACCTCGTCTGCCCACATCTTGGATAGTGCTGCTACAGGGTAGCCCTTATACATCATGAGGTTTCGGGCCGTCATTCCCGCAGGGCTCCCTGCCTGCATGCCACCGAACGTCGTATAGATCCGTTCCTTGAGCCCCGGAGTCAGGGTGCTGACACCTGTCTCCCGGTGCAGCATCGACAGAAACTTGGTCTCGAGCTGAAGCTTCGAGGACTCCCAGCTCTTTCCGTAAATCTCCTTGAGCTTGGTCTTTGAAGCCTCGGGCAGGGAATCGAGGTCGGCCACAGTGATAAACCGTTCACCCTTGTGCTCGAAGGTTCCCTGACGAAGGATGTCCCATTCCTCTGACCCAATCCCATACTCATGGAGCATTCGCTGGGTTTGATCGGGTGTTGAACTCAGTTTCAGGTGCGAATTGCTGCCGAGTGTGTGACCGGTGATAGACTGAGCGGCACCCTCTTTGGATGCGTTGGTCCACCGATTCAGGAGCGTTGCTTTCGAGACCCAGGAGTTGAATCCAGAAATCCATCGAGCAGAACGATCATACTGCGCCAACCTAACCTCAGCTGTCCCTGCCGCACCTTCAAGGCCGAAGGCCATCCGTCGAAGATGCTCTTTCATCTTCGGATCCTGTTGACCCAAGAAATTCTTCAGTGTGTTGCCCATCACCCGCAGGACGCCCGTGCCTCGGCGTGAGGCCCATACGCCCATGGTAAGCAAATCACCTGGAATAGCAGACAGCGTGATTGCGCCATTCATGGACATAGCCACAACACCTTGAAGGTTGGCTTGTCTAGCAGCCCAACGCGGATCCCCCTGCACATCAGATTTACCAGATGCTAGATTGATCGCAGCGTCTGTTTTCCAGCTCTGGAGGCTCCTGATCTGCTTGTCTTTATTGGTGATCGATTCGTCTGATTTGATCTTCTCCGCGATCCTCCCGTAGGCGTTCTTGTAGACCTTGTCAGGATTAGCACCTAGCAGCTGCAAAGTGGCAACGCCCTTGGCTGCATCCTGCATGTGCTTCAGATCCCCGGTGTGGAGATCCTTCTCACCGAATCGCTCGTTGTATTCCCAGGCTGATTCCGCGTCTTTGAAGAAAATCTTCCGGTCTGCAGCCAACTTGCCCACCATCCCGGCGTTCTGCTTGAGAGGATCCTTCGACTGGTAGGCTGAGTCGTAATCCCCTGTGTAGATGTTCTGGAAAGCCTCCCGCAGCCAAATAATCGGGTCTTCGCCCTTGAATGTTTTGAGATCATCAAGCTTCGGAAGGATGAAGTCTTTCCACACCTGGAAGTCATCCTCGAAATTGACAGGCTTCCCATCCTTCTTCCCAATCCCAACCATCTGGTTTCGATCATGGGTCTGGCTGGCACCGAACCCCTCGGTCTTCTTGACGTATCCGCCCGCTGCTGTGATATCGCTTGCCGTGGCGTTGTGGACCGCATTGCGAACCTTAGCAACCTTCAACGCCTTCTCATTCCCCGTCACCGATCCGGGGCGGGGTTTCTCGAGCGACAGGTTCCACGTCTCCATGAAAATCGCTTTCTGATTCTCACGCTTTTTCATGAACTCCAGGACACCGTCTTTGAGCAGGGCTGTCTCGTAGAAGCCCACATACTTCTTGAACGTGACGTCCTGGATCGTGTCGTAGCTGACCTTGCCACCCTTGAAATTCGTAGTCGAGCCCACCGGCATGGAGCGAAGGGCATCACCGACAAGCTTGCCTTCTGCCAGAGCAGCCTCCGCACGAGCATCATAGATTCGTCCTGCGCGAATGTCTGCCAGGATCGCCATCTTGGAGATCGCCTTCATGGCAAGATGTTCCTCGATCCCATCAGTCACAGCCATTTTGGCAGCTTCGATGTGGTTCTTGGCCTTGCCAGATTTCAGAAGAGCATTCGCGTAATTGCCGACCTTTTTGATGATTCGCGCAGCTTCGGCATTGGAGAGCTTGGCTCCCATGTCCTCAGCTGTTTTCTTTGCTAGGTCAATACAATCGCTCATGCGTTAAACCATTTGGAGATGATGCAGTCGGAGACGGATTCCATCACGCCGTTTGCAGCATCGTCCTTCAAGAACTGTTCCTCGAGTGCATCCAATTCGGCCTTCTCATGGGGCCGAAGATCCCCGAGTTGTTTTTCCAGTTCAGTGTTCAGAGACTTTACGTGCTCCTGAGTCTCCTTCCACGTCATTGGTTTTTCAATCTGTTTCCCAATGTTCTGGTCCAGCAGCTCCTGATACTGATCCTCCAGCTCTCGAAGGGTGGACAGCGCATCTGCTTCTCGCAGCGCAGCAGCCTCCTGCTCATTGGACACACGCTTAAGAGCCTCGTCGGTCACAGCCTTCATCTTGCTGAACCGTTCGGCTACACGTCGATCCAGCTCTGCCGTGGCTTCCTGGTGGACAAGATCTCGAAATGAGCTGATGCTCTGGGCAATCTCCTGTGCTCTGCCCTTATCATACTTCAGCCCCTTCCAGATCATCTGCGGAGATATTTGACCTTTCTTGTCCGCAACGAAAACCCTGTTCCCAGCCTTCTCGGCCCCGAACATGTCGCTTGGCGTGGGCTCCCAATTCTTCCAGGACACATCCAGGCCCAACATCTTTCCGATCTTGATGCCTTGGCTCTGGGTCGGGGAGTCGTTCTTCACCGCTGCCACCTCTGCAGCGATGGCATCAAATTTCTTTTGGCTCTGCTTATCCAGCGCAGCACGATCCTGCTTCAGGTATTCCAGCGCAACAGCATGGGCACCCTGCGGAGAGACCGTAGCGATGGAGCCTGTGGATCGAACTCGAGCCTCAGCCTGGACGTAGATGTCCTCGACCTCTTTCAGGACGCTGGCGCGGGCGGCCCGTTCTGCCTCCCGTTCTGTGATCTGGTGTGATCCTTCGCTGGCAAGAGCTACCTTCTTCCGCTCTTCAACAGCCTTCTCAAGCTCACCCTTCGCTGATTCATAAAGCTGCCGGACCTTCTCGACAGTGGTCTTCTCAGCCCGGATCTGCTCCTCGGTCTTCTTGAACAGGACTTTCTCGACATCCGCCCGAACGACATTTGGATCCGTCTTGTAGATGTCCAACACATCTACGGGCTTGGAGTCCGTAATGTCCGATAGAGCCTTATGCTCCATCCGATCCAGTGTGGCCTTGCCAACCAAGCGCAATCCCATGAATGCGCCGTGAATCGCAGCGGCGAAGGCGACGTTGCTGGCCATGGACTTGAACGTCTTGCCGACTTCGATCTCACCAGTGTCCTGAAGATCCTTCAGGACGTGCGGAGTCTCCATCATCCCGGCAATGGCAACATTGTTCCAAATGAAGTGGCCGATGGATGTCTCGGCATAGGGCAGAGCTTTGGCAGGAATTATCCCTTGCTTGACGATATTTCTGAGTGTAGCAAATCGAGCCCCCGTTCGTGCTGCCGCTCCAACAGCCTCCGCTGCTTTGGCTTCTCCTACCAGTGGCAGCAGCATCGTCGCAGCATCCAAAGGCTGAGTCAGTGAGCCAAGCATCGAGGTCGCTAAGGCAGCGGATCCCTTCAGCGATGTCGGCAGCTCAAAATTCCAGAAGAGGTGTTTCTTGGACGGCTGGTCTAGGACGATGGCTGATTGGATCGCATCCTTCTGCTGATTGTATTTGTGGATCGCCACGCCTTCGTATTCAGGCTTCGACCACGTCAGACCAGGGAAGGCATACTTCTGTGAGAGATCCTCGACCGAGAGCATCTGGCCCATCTCCCCTTTGCCAGCCAGCTCTTTGACCTGCTCATCGGTGACAAGGTCCATTGCCCCAGCCTGCATTGATCCCTGCTGGCCAGACTTCCACGCGGCGGACAGAACCTCCGACCATGTGGGCTCGTATCGGGTTGTTATTCCCGAGGCCGTGGGATCGACTTGAGTGTAGCCAAGCATGTTACTTTCGGAACGGGAAGTTCGACTTGTTCTTGATCCCAGTGCGGCTGGATGGCAGACCGATCTGATAGATCTCAGAAGCGAGGTTCACACCTGATCCCCCTGCCACATCCCCAAAATCAATGGCACCCACATCGGATGGGATCCAGTCCTTCCCAGCTACGACAATGTCCCCCACGTCCTCAATATCAACCTGGATGGGATCGCCGTTGAGATCAGTGATGACATATGCCTTACCGTCATCACCTCGCATCCGAAACTGCAGGGAACGCTCATCAGGTGACACTGCCCAGTGGCCCACCATCTGCATCGCAGATCGGATGGCTGCTTCCTCCTGAGCAGGATCCTCGAACAGCTTGAACGTCGGAAAATGTGCCGCTGTGTTAATGGACGAGATATCCAGAGACTCGAGCATTCTTCCGAGTATGGCTGGAACCCTCTCCACAGTCGTGTCGTTGATCTTGCCTGTCTTCGGGATAATGGTGTCATTGCTACCCACAGACAACATGTGACGAGTGGACCCAAACACATTCTTAGTGGCCGTTTCCACTGCAGCAGCAGGAGCGAGATTTGGGGGACGAACCACCAACTCCATCGCGTAGTCTCCAATTGCCGCCTGAGCTTCTGCAAAATTCCTTCCTTCAGAGTCTCCATACGCCTTGGACCACTTCAACAGCTCCTTGTTTGTAGCAACCTGAGAAGCCAGCTCAGTCTTCACCTTGTCACTGAGAAGCCCTTTATTCGCCTCACGATTGAACTGGGAGGACAGAAATCCCGGAAGCCACGGCTGTCCCATGTTCGCGAACGCTGCCTGAATGGCCACCTTCGGCTGCTCGTGGGCAGGGAGCATCGCTTTTAGGTCCGAGGCCATGATTGCGAAATGATCCCCAGGATACATGTTCATCAGATCCCCGATGATCTGCTGAACAGCGTCCGTCCCCTTGGCGTTGTTGAGTGTCTCGGCAATGCTCTTGGCACTGGTCTCCGATAGAAGATGCGGGGTGGGGAGATTCAGGAAATACTGTGTCCTGACATCCACAGAACCCTCTGGTGGAGGCCCCTGAATATTTAACCGATCCTCGTTGAGCTGATGCCTCGCAGCCAACTGCTCTTCCTTGGGAGCATTCATTGCTGCCAGTTCCCTTACCTGAGCAGCTCGATACCCTATCACTGGGTTATACTTATCGAGCCACTGGACAACATCCTTCTGGAACAACGCAGCACTCTCCCTCGACTTTTGTTGGAGGATGTGGTGTGTCTCGATCTTAAGCGGGTTTGCATCGATGTAGGATGCAATAGATTCGGCCTGACGAGCTGGATGAACTCCTGCCAGCTTATTGAACTCATCATCCGCCTCCTTGATGTTGTCCATCTTCTGCTTGTGCTGAAGGTAGACAGTGTGCGCCCTATCACCGAATGGCGCAAAATCTTCCTCAGTCAATGCCTGTGCAGTTCCGACGCCGTTCATGGCAGCACGCTCAAGGCGATCTGCCATGTCCTGAACAGCTACCTGAGCGCCGTGATTATTGGCGTTCTCCACATGCTGAATCTTAGTCAGCATTGTAGAATAGGTCTGACCATCCAGATCCGAATCCTCCAGAAGCTTACGAGCCAGCGTCGGGCTCTTACTGAGCACGCGATCAATCGTATTCACTGCCCCACGCTCAAGAAGCTGTGCTGCCATCGCAGGCGCAGTCTTTCCAAAATTGGTCTCTACGTCGTTCCGGTATTTTCCGATTGCACTGTTCAGCATCTCCTCCGCTGCCACAGAATCGCTCGACAGCATCTGAGCCACCATGGTTGCCTCGCCATTGAGACCCTGCTCCAGGGCCAGTGCCGTGTCCTTGATCTTCTTCTGAACAACGGTCTTCAGGGCTACGTTGTAGCCACCTGCTGCAATCTGATCGACGTGCGCCTGAGCATGGATCTTTGCTTCTTTGGACGGCGCACCTGCCGTCCACACCGCAGAGAATTTCTGCATGTGCTTCTCATACGTCTTATGAAAGTCCGGGTCTGCTGCGTTGTTTGGATCATCCAGGAATTCTCCAGAATACTTGGTCGCCTCTGCCGACAGCTTGCTGAGATACTGCGTATCCCCAAGCTGCTTCAGGTGCATATTGATTGCCTGATTGTCTCGGGACACAGACTGCAGGCCCTGGGACAGATTGTTCAGGCCCTGCGCCACGGCGTTCGCGCCAGAACTATCACCGAATACAGATGCGTCGATCCTTGCACCCTGCATCGGGATCTGAAGTGCTCCTGCCTGAATTGATCGTATTTGGGGCATGTTATTCCAAAAGCTTTCTGTCCCTGCGATAGTTTGACCCAATCGACAAGGCACTGCCGGTCGCCGACAATGCACCACCGATCATGTAGCCGGATTTCTGGGCCGAAGCTGAAGCAGCCTTCCGGCGATACATGCTGGCCTCGAACTGACTATTGGTGGCTGCAATGTTCCCGGCGTAAACCTCAGAGAGTGCATTGAGCTCGCCCTGGATCGCAGAGTCATATGCCACAGCCTCAGCAGACCCGGTTGCCAGTAGCCCGTTGGCGCTGGTCGCCGCACGATTGGAGGCCGCAATCCGTCGATTCTGCTGTCGGATCCGCTGGGCATTAACCTCGGCCTGCTGCCGGGCAATGGCAGCGTTGTTCTCTGCCTGCGAAGCCATGGCCTTCTGGGCCTCTGCCTCACGGTCAGCCGCCGCCATGTTCTGCGACACGGAGACACCAGTGGCCGCCGCCGTGGTAGCCAGGGCTCCGATCGCCAACGCTAATGTCAATCCGCCGTCAGCCATGTTATTCGTAGATTCGGGCGTAGCGGATATGATCCACACCGCCCTTACCGTAGTTGAGCATGAATCCCTCAGGAATAAATCCCAGAGCGACCAAAAATGTGTTGGACCTGGTGTCCCTCGCCTCTGCTGTGCATTGCAGCCTGCGGGCGTCCACGTCCGTCGCATAGGAATCGAGGGCTTCCTGACACGCAATCAGGAATGTCTTCCGCAGCCGCCGGACGTTCTCGTAGTCCAGGATCTTCAGCCAGATCTCATGGACACCAGAGATGATTTCGATGGCACCGCCCACAGCATACATCTCACCCTGCTCACCTCGGAAGGTGAACTCGTGGCTCTTGATGCCACGCTCTGCTGCGCCTCGAAGTGCCATCGCAAGCTCCATGGCTCCGTGATCTTCAAGCACCCCAATCACTCCGATATCCTCTACTTCCTTCATATTGGTAGATTTCCAACTGCGTTTGATGTCGCAATTGAGAGTATCGTCGCTGGGTATGGTTTTGCCATACAAATTGTAACAGACCCCGCCCTGTCGCTGGCGTGATTCCACTGCAGGTTCCGCCACCCAGACTCGAGCTCAGGCGGCTGCCCATAAACCACGTCGCTGGCCTGTGCAGTCAGTTCGTAGGGTGTGTTCGCTGGAGAATCCCCGTAGCACACGCCTGCTGCATCCTTCAGAAGAACATTTGATGAGGGCACTCGTCGGATTTTTCCCGAGGAGCTTCCTGCGGGGCCGCCGCCTTCGACCGGGAGCGTTTTGACATAAGCCGTGAAAGGAAGTCCAACTTGGACCTTCTGCGCTTCCACGCTGATCGTAACCGAGCCAGATTGCACCGTAAATTGTCCCGCATAAGTTCCATCTGCCACCACGTCCACAGTCTTCCCCTCAAGATGGCTGAGACCTGTGACCGTGGTGATCGCAGGCCCGCTGTAGACAATGGTCGAATCGGTGAGAACCACATCAGATCGCTCAACCAGCAGGGGATCGTAGGCCCTGTCCATCTTCTCAATGTATCGAACTTCCTGACCACCAATCGTCCGATTGACTGCGAGGTATATCGAGTCCTGGCCTCCCGCTTCATCGGGAATCCCAATGATGGACTCAATCACACCTCCCACATCATGGAGTGACCACCCAACAACCTCCTGCTTTTTCTCGTAGGTCATGCAGGCCAGCGACCCATTATTGGTCACCACCCACACAAGCTGAAAGGGTTCCTTCTGCAAGGCGACACGATAAGCACCACCACCCTCTTTCAGGATGTGTTCGCTGACGATGGTCAGGTCGTTGGTCTCGTAACCATCGACCTGGAAATTGTAGGACATCTCATAGACCTTGAAGCCATGTCGCTGGACGAACATGGTCGTGGTGTCAATGCGGGCAACACCGCACCCAGGCCGAGATCCATTGGGGCTCTGCGTGATCGCCCGAACATTGGTCGGGGTCAGTGCCTCGTTGATCGAGGATGCAGGACGGACCTGCCACTCCCCTGAAACTGTTCCCAGTAGAAGCACAGATCCAGGGGACAGCCATGTGATCTCATTGCTCTCTGTCGAGAGCAGGGTGCCCGCAATGGCGTCCGTATCCAGAACAACAGAGTCCGCCTGCGACACCGCGTGGTTGTAGTAGTCCCCGGAAGCACTCAGCCAGAACGACTGGGGCTCCGTGTCTGTCCGTGCGAAGCACAGGCGATCCTGGTGAAATGCAACATGCGAAGGCCAGCCTGTGGTATCGGACCAAGCACCGAGCTTGAAATTGTCTGTGACCCCGTTGTTGTAGATCTGCGGAGGGTCGAACAAGGTCGGAGTTGTGGCACGGGAGTCCTTCTGATTCGGATCATAGACGATGTCCGATTCAATCGAGACGTTCACTTCTGTGGCGCTGACATACTCCGTCACCTTGCACCACATCCACGCGCCACCGTAGTTGAGCCGGATATGGCGATCCACATCGGTAGAGGCAAAGGTGCCCACGCTGGCTGTGATCGTCCCCGTGACAGTCTTGGTCACCAGAGTCCCCACACATCCGTCCGTGTCGAGAGCCGCGAACGTGGAAGCCGTGGTGGCGGAATTGATCTCGAGATCCAGATTCCCAAGGACATTCTGAGTGCTGCCACTGACTCCTGTAAAAGAGGTGATAAGATACCACTTCCGATCCACACGGATATACTTGCCCACGTCGTAGGCGGAAAATACGTCGTTGTGGTCGGACTTCAGAATGTAGTTTGGAGGCGTATCTGCTGTGGCAGTGATGCTCACATAAGGGGAAACCTTAGATGGGGCTCCCGAGACAGCGGATGCCGCCGCAGCCATCTCATCATGGTTCACCTCTCCAACGACGTTGGTGAAATAGGTGACGGTGAAGGATGTAGTCGAGGGGGTGGCGGTTACCTTGCCAAGACGCCACTTACCTTCTTCTCGAAATTCAATGTAATCCCCCGACGCGACGGGGGTTGCCGGGGCCACGTTCAGTGAGATCGTCGCTGTTGCCGAAATGTCCGAGAGCGTCAGGGTTGTTTCCGATGGTGCTGCTGCAGCATACGGACCATCGGTAGCCTCATAGGTATCCAACACCCAGTTGGTCGTGGAATACCGGCTCAGGCGACGAGTTTGGTGGGATGGATGTGCAATGAAGAGAATGTCCGCAGACTGTGTGAATGTCATCCGGTCCCAGTCATCCGCCGTATAAGGGGTGACTACCTCAATCGGGATCCGGGAGTCGTTCTGATAGATCCGCAGATAGAGGCGTCCAAACTCAAGGAGGTAGACCTGCGTGACCGAGAACTCAAACTTGTAGAGCAGCACACGCTCCGTCGAATTCTTGGTAGTGGCAATGTAACGGGTTCCGGGGCGGCGGGCGACACCGCCTTGTGGTCTTACGATCATGTTCCTGACCTTCTCCGCGCCATTCTGGTAGCGGGAGATGTCTGATCGACCGAGCATGGCTGGTGAGATCTCGCCAGCCGTGAAATTGGTTTGGAGCCCGTCGTTACGCACGAGAATTGATGAAGGATTCGGGGTTCACGTTCAGCTGGATTGGGTTCTCCACAGAACCCACACTCTTCGCCAGCTTGATGTGGTAGGCGAAGTCCTTCTGGATGGACATCTTCAGATTCATGTCAGCCGTGATCGGGATGCAGAGCTCTGCTGCAAGATAGCAGGCCGCTGCTTCCACAAAACAGGGGTCATAGAGTGACACATCCTCGACATCGTAGATATACTCGATCTTGAGACTGGTCTCGTTACTGTAGACCGACCGCCCACGAATATCAGAGTCGGGGTCGTTGGCCGTCACCAGACGGATGTAGTCAGAAGGGAGCGTGAAGCTGTTGTCGAAATCAGAGTCGTCCGGCGCAGTCGTAGACGCAGCCAGGGTGACGGACTTCTTGGCAAATTTCCAGGGATAGGAGCGCAGCAGGAATTGCCGCGTCGTTGGCCAGATGGCCACGGCCCGCGTTGCGTTCGGAGATGAGTCCGTATCCGACATCACTGTCGGCTGGCCAAGTTTCACCAAGGCCCTGTTAATGAGATCGACAAGTGCGGGCATAGAAAAAGGTGCCCCAGATTAGGCTCTGAGGCGCAGCCGTTATGGGCTAATTAGCCCATCTTGTCTACATACAGGATGTGTCCGGCAACGGTCATCGCAGGAAGGGCTCCCACTGAAACAGTCATCGTCACATTGATGTCCTCCGTAAGAGGGGTCTGGTTCGGATAATTGAACCGGGTCGTGGTGTTGGCTGTGGTATACACTGCAGCAGCAGCCAGATCTCCCGTTCCGCTATACGTGGTCCCGCCATCTGCATCCTCATACCCAAACGCGATCTGGGCATTGGTGGAGTTGGCATTGGTGCTGGCACTGGCGTAAAACGCCCCACCAATAATCGTCGCACCCTTTGGAATGCGAGTGAGTCCCACGGTTACACCACTAGCAGTGGTGCTGGCGGATGTGTAGGTGAACTTGGCGATGCGAACTCGCCCGCCAAGTTGATACGGCTCAAGCGAAGCGCCGGATCCGGCAACCTTCGCATTGAGCGTGGTCATTTCAGTCGAATAAACTGTAGAAGCCATAATCGTTGATCCTTTTCAGTTAAGGGTTAGGTTCCGGCGATTTCGCCGAGGCCTGCGTTATCCGTGCATTGAATCTTGACCACACCCTCTTCCCACATGCGAACAGCGCCCATGGTCGAGTTGGTGTAGGCCTGCACAGCGTATCGCTTGTCAGGGCGCTCGGTGACGCGGACAGTGGTGTCCACCTTCTTCACCAGCATCAGGGCCGACCGGACGAACGCAATACAATCGCGGACGCCGGAGGTTGCACTGAGGCGCGTGGTGCGGACAAATTTGAAGCCCATGAAGGTATCAACCTCGCCGCTAACCAGAGCCCTGACAGTGTTGTAGTCGCTGCTAGTGACCTTAGTGTTGGTCATCAACGAAGCAATCTGGATGGGGTCACATACAAGAATGTGAGGCTCTCCGTCTCCGCCAAGCTTCTCGGACGCCTTGTCCAGGATTAGCTTCGCAGTGCGAAGCTTTCCAGGAGTAAGGTTCCGGTCCCCGCCTTCCGAACTCACATTGGGAACACCATAAGAGTTGCTTGTTAGTGCACCTGTAACAGCGATGACATTGCCCGAAGGAAATGCGACGTCGGTGCCGCCTGCCTTGCCAGTCTTGGCAGTGGCGAAAGCAGCCTGGATGATCAGATCATCCTTCTTACGGTTATGGGCCGCAACAAGGGTCTGGATGTAGGAGCTCGTGGGATCCTGGAGCATCCGAAGCTTGTCCTTCTGATCGATCAGAACAGAAGCGTCGAAATCGCGGATGTGCGACTGACGACGGTCGTGGGTGATCTCCGAATTAACGGTGTCCGCCCAACGGGTGGTGACTTCGGTGACTTCGAGGGAGCCAATACGATCAAAGTAATCGTATTCGCCGGTCTGAGTTTCAACTCGGACGTAGGGCTCCAAGCGAGATTGCATCTGCTCCAAGGCAAGATCGAAATTCGCATGAAACCCATTAACAAACGCTGTATCAACCTGTGACATGGTTTCAGTAAAAGGTGACGTGAGCGGTTAGGCTCCCCGCCGGGAGGCGGACCTTTCCTAGCGAATCACTCGCATGGAGTGCTGTGTGCTTTCCACAGCGTCATTCGGACCCATCGGGCTACCCGAAAGCAAATAACCCTTGCCATATCGACAAGGGTTATGCAACTACTAAACTAGCAGCAATTAGTAGTTAATTAGGATTTGCCCGCTTATGGAGCTCCTGCCAGCGAGCCAAGGCTGCAGGTTTTCCGGGGTGGCGGTTATCGAACAGAATCGCCTGAAACTCCTTGTCTGCCTTAAGCCTGCTGATCTCCATTGCCGCCGAAGTGGAATCCGTCAGGCCAAGCGCATCTGTGGAACCTGTCTTGGCTGCACCGTCCTCGGACATCATCCTGCCTGCCTTGTTGAGCGCCTTAATCAGCGGGACGTTGTTTCCGAGCCCGCTCTTGTCCAGGTAATCGAAGAGCTCCTGGCCTCCAAGTGCAATGGCTGCTTTCTTGGCGATCTCCAGGTTTGCACCCAGTTCGCCTTTCCACTCAGCCTCCAAAGCCTTGATCGTCTCATCCTTCGCTGCAGCCTGCGTGCCCTTGAATCCAACGACAGTTTCATTGAGCGTGGTCAGATGCAGAGCCTCCAGGGCCTGCTGCTGCTTCACCGTCAGGCCGAGCTTGTGCATCTGCTCCCGCGCAGCCTTCACCTTCTCAGGCACGATCTTCAGATCAGGGTCGAGGGTCAGCCCCTCGGGATCCTTGTAGCCGTCCGGGGTCTTGGGGCGACCAATGCTGTCGTAGAACGAGGACCACTTCGCCTCATCCCACTTGTCAGAAGGAGCCTCGAGCCGGTTGGTTCCGACCAATCGCTGGGCATGGACGTAGCTCTTGGCCAAATCGTCAACGCCTTTGATGCTCGCAAGCGATGCCTCGGACTTCAGATCGTCGGGCAGGGTTGCTTTCCAGTCTGTCGCTGCGGGTTGCCCGCCCATTGCGGACCCGCCAGTAGGTGTGTCTGACATGTTATTCGAGTAGTTTTTTGATTGGATCGTCCACCACCTTCTTCAAGATTGACAATGCCAGATGGCGACGACCCTGGTCGAAAGCATCATCAACACGGCTAGAGCTGGCAGGCTCGAAAAGCCCGCCTGCCTTGAGAATCTCTTCGAGAACCTGTTTGCCTGATTGCGAGGACAGGAAGACATTGCGGAAATTCTGCTTCCGCTGCTCCAGCTTCATTTGCTGCTCTTCAAATTCATTCATAGCATGCTCATCACGTCGAGACCTTGGGCTTGAGCCTGGGCCACATTCTTCGCAGCCTCCGACATCGGCTTGGCAATCTCAGCTGCCTGTTGCATCGACTGCGCCTCTGCCTTCGACTGCCGATATTGGTCCAATTCTTCGCCTGCCCTAATAATAGAGCGCGGGACAGAGTAGGCAATCCCAAGTTCAGCAGATACCTGATCCAGCTTCACAGAATCAAACACCTGCTGGTCGATCTGCGCCAAAGGAATGAGGGCTTGGATGTAGCGGTTGATGTCCCCTGCACGAGAACTGAGCTGCGCCTTCGCAGCGCTCGAGATATAGCCAACCTTGAGCTTGTTGGCTTTGATCTGATCCGGGGGCTCCTGCAACCGGCCATGCTTCAGGAGCAGATTGAGTGTGCGCTTCACCAAGGGTCCGAGGAACTCGGACTGCTGGCGGCCCAGCACGGGAGCGATGAACCGCAGCTTCTCTTCCCGGCGATCCATCACTTCCGTCGCTGTCATCTCCAGCTTGGCCTTATCCATCTTCAGCCAATCCGAGTAGAAGCATGTCTTGATGTGATCGCGGATCGAGGAAACCATCTCCAGGGTCAGAGGAATGTTCTGCCCTACTTCGAGAGGCACTGGGGACTCAGATCCGGGCTCCTTGTAGATAAGGGATCCAGGGGATGTGCGGAGGGGAAGTAGGACAGAATCGTTCTCCACAATCAGAGGGGGATCGACGATCTTCTCGGCAGCGCGGATGATCGTCTTCTGCATCTGATTGAGCATCCGAATGTCGGGTAGACACTTGGTCGCGGGCGACCGTCCGTAAACCTCGCCCGCCAGCTTCACCCACCGGCTGACATGCCACGGGAAGAAATCGTATCCCGATTCCTTGAGCAGCGTCGCCGAGTCCTTGTGAACCCAGCAGGACTCGTAAGCCATCTGATCCGCCTTCTCCACCTCCTGCGGGGAGTAGCCTTCGCGAGGATGCACCATGTGGATGACCTCCGTCACCTCTTCAGGGCGAGTCTCAATCTTCTTTCGGACATCTTCCGGGAACGGGGCGTCGGGGAACTTGGATGCCAGCTGCCGGAACGTCATCTCCCTCTTATTGAACACCGTGTCGATGAACCCACGATAATTCTCCTCGACGTAGCACGAGGATGCAGACTGCGAGACGAAGAACACCCGACCGATAGAAGGATCCCACTCCTGCAGCATGTAACCGTTGCCAAACCCACCGGAGTCCAGGAAAACCTCATGCACGCTCTGGTTGAAGCAGGTCTCATCATCCGAATAGACACTGAAGATCGCATCCGCTGTGTGGTCCAGCCATTTGCGCGTCTCCTCCGCCAACGTGTCCGCAGGATTGGAGAGCTCGAGCGACAGCTCGAACCATCGGGATGTGGGGTTCGTCAGAAAAGACTGCAGACCGCTGGCCAGATCTTCCAGAGCGTCAGGAGCAGTGCCGTCGAAAATCGAATCCACCAAGCTGTCAGAGGCCGTCTGATGGCTGAAGAAGTCCTTGCCATACGGGCGCACCAGCCTCCGTACATCCGCCCAGTCTTTCTCATACGGACGACGGCAGGACTCCACCCGCTGGAACTTCGCTAGAATCTCTTTGGGGTCGCTCATGATTATGCTCCAAGGGCTGTCTTATACCGGGGTCGATCTGGTTGGGGAATACCTGCACCTGATGTGAGGACCGTCGAAGCATATCCTCGGGCCTTCCTCGCCGCGTCCAGGGACCGGGCAGCCGGGGCCGACGCATCTGAGATCCTGGGAGGAGGTGACACAGCGGATTGCTGAACCTGCCCGCCGCCCCCGCCCTTATACAAGGCGAGATGTGCGTGTGGCCGAATGCTTCGACCTAGAAAGAAATTTTCTCGTGTCATAAAATACCGGAACACCGTCCCGCTCAAACCCGATCCGGGGCAGAACAAAGGGCATGCTCCGAATGATCAAGGGCAGGGGACCGGCGGCCAGATACACCCACCATGCATTCGGGCTCGGATGATGCACCCACGGTGACACCAGATCATGATACCCAGCTGCATCGTTCACGGGCCTGCCCATTACGAAGAACCCCGGAGTGGATATGACATAACCGTGCTCCAGATGCAACAGCAGATCCTCCCCGAACGACCGGACAGGATTGTCCGTCTCATGCAACCGAATAGCGGCTATCAGATGTGGGCTTATTCCTTCCATTCAGGTAATCATAGTCATCCAAGGCAGTGGACTGCTTTGGCCGACTGTCCAAGGACCGCTGGAGAACCTTGATCGACATAGCGAACATCCGAAATGAATCGGCTGCGTGGCTGGACCAATCATGCTCTGGATTATCCTGGAAGATCCGCTGCTTCTCATTCCACTTCTTGTGATACGAGCGCAGGGCCTTCAGCCCCTTATCCGTCCGTTGATGGTCGAACCAGCAGGCAGATAGGACCGAGCGCGTGGCTTCGATCCCATCCAACACCTCGTGCATTGGGACCACCCTGAACTTCAGTCCCAGCTTCCGGGCCGCCTCGATCCGCGTGATACCGGTCGTGAACTCAGTCACCTGAATATCGTGCGGGCCGAAGTGATACCGGTATGTGTAGTCCTGCCGGTGCTCATGCCCCTCCCGCTGCCCGCGAATGATCTTCACGTAATGGGCCAGGGGTTCGCCCGACATCTCATAATAATCAATGACCCGGAACGTGTCCCGGTGCTGCTGGATGAACCAGATGGTCGTCGAGTCCCGCATACCAATGTCCCAGTAGGTATCGACCTGGAGATTGGGATCATGGGGCACCTTGGTGATCTGACCACGGCGCTCCAGCGCATCCATCTGCTGGGAGTAATAGGCCCCGGACATGGGAGCATCGAACGAGTTTTTGAACTCCTGCTGGATCATCTCCTCCGACATCCCCGCCTGCCGCTCTTCCTCAATCGCCTCATCCGAGATCACGGGCGTCCCATCGTCCTTCTTGGTGCATTCAGGCCCGGACCCCGCCACCAGCTTCTCACAGAACCACCGGGGGTTGTTGCGGGCCATCTCGTAAAGATCAAACCCGTGATTGCGTCCCCGCGCCGTGTAGTTGAACAACGCCCAACCGTCATTCTCAGCCAAGATCGGTCGGATGTAGTTCCAGGCTGCGGGATCCTGGAGGGAGTATTCCGACATGATCACCCCGATAGGATTGGTCCCCACCAGGGAATCAAAATTATCCGAGCCTACGATCCGGTAATTGGATCCATTCCTGAACGTGATCCGCAAATCAGTCTCGTGTTTGTGGTCAATCAGGTCGGGCGGGAAGTAATCTAGGAACTTGCGGCTGTCTTTGGTCGCCCCGTTCCAAATGATCTCCTTCCCCTGCCGGTAGGTCGGGAACACATGCCAATACGTCCCGATCCGTTCATGTGCCTTCACCCCACACAGGTTCAGCGAAAAGAGATCCTTACCGCATCGTCGGTGCCATAATAATACTCCTCGAGCCCTTGGGGTGTCCTGGAAATGCCGCCATGCCGGTAGCTGGTAGTTACGGGGTGACCAGTTGTAGGGTAGGGCAATATCCATCAGAATTTATTGATCGTCAGGTTGATCACGGTGCCTTGGACCTTCGGATCTGTGGGCTTGGACTTGGCGTGCGCGTATCCACCCAGCTCAGCAAGGATCTTGATCCGGGAAGCGGGGTCCAGGTCGGCCTCGATCAGGGAGCCATCCCGCGTTGGAACTAGGCACTTGTTCTCCCGATACATCTTCACCATCTCCGTAATGGGGCAGAAACCGAGGTCGGCGAGGGTCTGGGCGGCTTTGGACAGGGTCGGCTCCGCAGGAGGCGGCACTGCCACAGCCACAGCAGGAGATGCCATAGGCCCTGTCGGTAGTTCTGGGGGAACCACCGACACAGTCTTGGCGACCGGCAGTCGCTTCTTGTTGGCCACAGGGAGCATAGTAAGGGATTGGGGATCTGGGATCAAGGCAAACGATCACTATCATAATATCTGGGACGGGGGACCGGGATCAGTGTTCGACATCCAGATACTGACTGGCGCGGACCCAGGCCCCCCTCCCCCCGCCCTCGGACCCACGCGCACGATGCGCGGATCATGACGCACGGCGTGACGCGCCATGACGCAGCGCGAAGGGCCAAAACAACCTTCGCACATTATCAGTTCTGTTCTATTCTAGGCGAAATGAGGCACGGACCATGGGCATGGGTGCGCGGACCGTGAGCGTGGGAACAGGGGCGAAGGGCTTCGGGCGGCGGCGGGCGGCGGGCGGCGGGCGGCGGGCGGCGAAGATGGAAGGATGACCCCGCCAAAACCCCGGACCTTGCGACCAGGTCGCCAATCTCTACTAAGTCGATAGACAATTAGGTGCTCTCAACTGCGCAAACATTGCGCACTACCGGCAAATTTTGCCTAGTTTCGAACCTTTGTGTAACTTTAAGAATCCGAGCTTTCTTCATAGCTGTTTTTATGGCCCAACGCAACCTCCTAGGAATAAGGCACTTGAGACGCCTTTTCTCAACTGTGCAACAAAGTGTGCAGCTTTTGACTTTTTGTCGATGCAGCCACATCACACGCGCAGGATGCAAAGATGCACACTATCTTGCACACTAACCCCGTAACCCGGCAAAACTTGCCGACCCTCCTTGTAACCCCACAGTCACACTCCCGCCCTATACGAGAGTCCTTTTTTTTTTTTTTTTTCGTATAGGTTTTAGACCCTATATTTAAGGTCTAAGTCCTTTAGCCACAACGACTTACGACGATTTTCGCCTGCCCTTTTTGACCCCTCAGACTGTAAGATTTCCTTACACTTTACAATTTTTAGTGCCAAAATGCCCCTTTCCCCTCAAATACTGTCAAAATCGTTTACGCTTTACACAATCGACGAATCACCTTCCTTGATTTTCAACATGTTACGCTTGGCACACTTCACGCTATTATGATGGCATGACATACACTCTCCACACTGGCTTGATTTTCCGTAACATGGACGGCACCACCTATGTCTGCATGCAGCTGGTAGGCGCTGATGGGTATGCGTATGCCAGCGTATCGGCAAATGCAGGCGAGGTTCTTAGCTCTATGTTTGCCGATAGAGTTACCCCTCAGGAACGGACTCAGCTGATCCGCGACACCGTTATTCGCAGTCAAATGCCAGTCTAGCTTTAATCCCTCCCTATATGACACAATTATTCCATCTCACACTTTAAACTCCAATCCCTACCTATATGATCAAGAAGTCGTCTACAATCCAAGATATGGCGTGTCTCCCCATCAGTGCATTAACCGAACAGGAAATTGAGGCCCTACAGGCATTACAAGCCAAGGGCTTCGTGGTTTATCGCAAAAAAGACACACTTCGACGCAAAGATGGCAAGAGACGGTATCACTATGTTGCCTTCTCCTATCATGCGGCACTACCGAGCAAGTCCTCTGCCTATGACTTGCTCGCAGTTTCCAACTGGAGCACACTTTCCGCCCTTAACAAGTAACCATCCCCTACCTATATGACACACACGCCTGAAACCCGTATCTACAAGCGCCGCTCTCCAATTGTTGGCTCCAATGGCCAGCCTTTGTTTCACCTCACCCTACGCTCAACCAACACCAAAGCGGGTCCAATCCCGGTCTCGACAAGCCCCCGTCAAACCTGCCCTGACTCCTGCCCACTGAAAGCAGGCGGATGCTACGCGAATTGTAACTTGCGCTTGCGCTGGCATTGGGACGCCGTTTCCGAAGGCAAGCGTGGCCTCCCATGGTCCGACTTCCTCCGGCAAATCGAAGCCCTGCCTGCCAACACGCTTTGGCGGCACAATCAGGCTGGGGATTTGCCTGGGGAGGGTGACACATTGGACACGGACGCTCTCACACAGTTGTTTTGGGCATCCCATGGGAAGCGTGGCTTCACCTATACGCACAAGCCCTTGCGAGCTGACAAGGAGCGGGAGCATGTGGCGGCCGCAAATGCGTTCGGCTTCACGATTAACTTGTCCGCCAATTCCCCAGCCGATGCTGATCGGCGCGCGGACCAACAATGTGGTCCCGTGGTCACAATCGTCCCAACCGGCACGCCCAATACCTCATACACTCCGGCCGGACGCAAGATTATCGTCTGCCCCGCCCAAACTCGGGACGGCATCACTTGCGCCACCTGCCAGCTGTGCGCCCGTCCCAACCGGTCTGTCATCGTTGGCTTTTTGCCTCATGGCAACGGAGCCAAGAAAGTCAACGCAATCGCAACCAACAACTAAGCCACATATGATACCACGAGAGAAAGCAACGATGCGGTATTTCCGCACACGGACGGGAATGACTGGCTCAATTCAGTATGAAGCAGATATCAAACAGATTGAGGCTATCTACGGCAAAGTGGAGCGGCAATCCATTCCATTTGAGAAAACCCGGGACGGCAAGCTATCTGAAGTAGCCAAGGCGGGTGACATCTCAATTGCGGGCTATAATTGGGACTGGATTAAAGCAAAGCAGCAAGGAAAATAGCCCCGATTCCCCCGTTCTAGGCGGTCAAAGACTGGCCTAGACCGGAGTAATCAATCTCCAGAACAATACGACATACTATGGAAACAACAGAAAGCAGCATCACACTAGAAACGCTTGGTCTTACCGCTCAATTCACGGGACCAACCTTAACAAAACGGGATGAATGGGAGTGTAACGCTTGGGTTGTGTTCTTCCGAAAAGGGGACAAGACCGAACGGTTCGACTACTACATGGGGACGGGTTTAGTTGAGAAGCTGAGGCCCGTCGTGGCAGGACGTGCTCGCTTCTATGGTGGCCAAAAGACACAACCCAAGCGCCCGGACCCGCTAGAAGTTTTGCATTCAATCTCGCGAGACTATGTCTCAACCGTAAACGTGTCCTTTGGGGATTGGTGCCATGAATTTGGCTATGATATCGATTCACGAAAGGCAGAAGGGATCTACAACGCATGCCGCGAGACTGGCCTGCGTCTGCTAAACCTAATCCCATTCAAAGACATGGATGCCCTTGCCAGCCTTGAATTCTAACCCCGCACTCTTCCCTATGCCAAACACACAAATCGACCCCATCCTATCTCCTCTCCAAAGGACTGTGACACGCAACCTGCTGAAGCATGCAGCGAGCCGGGCAATCTTCTGCCCATCCTGTCAAACAATCATGGATTGGAAGCGCACAGTCATTTACGACGTCCAACGTCAGGACACCCCTGACTCCACCGTTAAGGTCTTCGTATGGTGCGGCAAATGCGCGGACAAGGCTCTCCCGTCCCTCCAAAAGGCTTGCTTGGACCGGAACCTTGTCCTGGAGATTACAGACGGCCGCAAATTCAAGTAAGCAGCAGGCTCCTCCTCTGGTCCCCTGGCCTCGGTGACCGGGCTGGACCAAGGGCGTAGCAAGCACGCTCGCCGGAACAATTCACCTATATGATACCAATATCTAAATACCGGACGGGTATGATCGGCATACGCGTCCAGACCGCAGGACGGGCGACACCATTGCTCAGAAAGGATGGCTGGGTTCGGACGTATCATGCCGCGTTGAACAACCGTAACGGCTTCGACTGGATTCGTTGGCTTAGGACCAAGGAAGAATTCCAGGCGATGGACTGGAAACGGTATCAGGCCCTGGGACTGGAGGCTGTAGCCGTTTGGATAACGGACGCCCAATGGGCTGCAGATGCAGCCATCACAGACACGCAATGGAGAAACCGCAAAGCAATATGATGACTCATTTCGGAACATTCTATCGACTGGAAACGGGAGAGCTTACCGTTTTCCCCCCGGACCGTGAAACCCCGCACACGGTCCACACCGGAACGCTGCATCGCAATCCGCCCGGCCCCTGGCTCTCGCTTGAAAACCCGTTCGTCGTCGTTTGCTCGTGGTGTGAATCCAGCAAGGACGAAAAAGGTCAGTGGCATCCTCTCCTACTGGGTAAGGCTGACTTGCAACGGAGCGGAATTTACCGTCTATCTCATGGCATTTGCCCTGACTGTTACGAAACCCAAATGAAGAAACTCCAATGAACGCAATACGAACCTGTTACCACGCCGAACCGGCACATATCCTGGCCGATATCAACCTAAACACGGGCAAAGCGGCGGTGAATTATTTCACCCTGGGTGGACAGCTGCCCAGGATAAAGCACCACCAGCAGGCGGCCCGCATCCTGTTGGATGCACATTATCCAGGCTGGCGAACACATCACACGCTCGTCACCGCTTGGATGGGTGACAACACCTATGTGCATATTGCAGCCCAAGACGGCTGGGCTCCCCCTAAAGCAGAACTGTCACCGGAGGGCCAATGAGCACCAAGAAACAAGGCTGGTGGCTGTGCCCCAATCATGCGTCGCACTTCTGCCCCGAGAAGTATCACGTCTCTGCTTGTGGTATGCCCAAGGCGAAAATCATGTCCCTGAACATCGCAAGCGTGACATGCAAACGATGCATGCGAACCAAGGCATGGAAGGTCTATATGGGGAAGGATAAAGGATGACCAACCAACAAGCAGCCATTGCCCTTTGTCGAAGGATCGAGGCAATTTGCCCCGAGTATGGGTTCCATGTGGCTTTGACAGGGGGCTGCCTTTACAAGGAAGGGGATCGGAAGGACATGGATATCCTGTTCTATCGTATCCGGCAGGTTCCGTATAAGGATTGCCGCCCGGATGAGATGTTTGACAGACTGGCTTCGGAGATGATCCTGGTCAAAGAGTCCGGCTTTGGGTGGTGCATTAAGGCCACACACATGGTTTTCCATTCAGGTGGAACCTTTGAACGGATTAGCGTGGACTGTTTCTTTCCCGAAGAACTTCGGGGTCCAAACTATCAGGCAGACAATCCCCACGGATGACTGGCCGCGCAACAAATCACTAGCCATTGTGTCGCCATGCTCATAATCTAGAGCATGGCGACACCTGCTACCGTAGTCCGATACCAAGCCCGAGCCCGCGAGAAAGGGCAGTGCATTTTTTGTCACTGCCGCGCCCGGATCAAGAAAAACGGCCAGAAGGCCCAGACTTGCCCGGCCTGCTACCAAAAACAGCTTGCGAGAGCCAAGCTTGCCCGCCTGAAGCCTTAGCATTACGGTCAGCGGCATGAGACTGCTGACCTTTCTCCTCTTCATTCTGCTGGGCGCGACGGTTAAGGCTGACTGGAAGCCGACCGATGGGCGACTCACTTCCTGGATCCCCGGCCAAACAATCGGTGTCCTCGGCGGTATTCCCACGACTCGCACCAACTGGGCGACCGTCACGACGTCCATCCCTGGGACGAATATCGTCATGGCGACCACCAATGTGGACAATACGCCAGCCCTGAACGCGATCTTCCTCTATGCTGCCAGTAACGGGGTGGCATACATCCCGGACGGCACCTACAACTTCACAAATGCCGCCGGTGTGGCCACAGCCGTCTCGTTCGGCCTGCCCTACGTCAACAATTTCACCATCCGGGGTCAGAGCACCAATGTCATCTTCTACATCGATCCCCCGACCAATGTCACCCAGACCGCGCTGATGACCATTGGCTCCACGCTCTGGGCTGGAACGGGCTTCAAAGCGGGGACCGGGGGCGTGTATCTCACCAACGATGCACCGGCTGGGACGTATTCCATCACCTTAAGCAATACCCCGTCGGACGTGGTCAGCGGTGGCCACATCTGGTTCGACCAGACCAACAACGAGACCCAGGTAACCGCCCATGGCAACGCATTCGGGACCAATAGCGCCACGGCCTATGACCGACCGCAAACAGGGACACGCAGCCAGCATCACAATGCTGTGGTGACGAATGTCAGCGGAACCACGTTCAAGTTCACCCCGCCCCTGCCCACGGGCTTCTTTGTCTCTCGCGGTGCGCTGGCCATCGGTCCGAGTTTCACTCGCTCCAGTCGCATGTATGGGCTTGGCGTTGGGCTTGAGAACATCACGTTCAAAATCAATACCAATCGAACGGTCAACAAAATCATCTACTTCAATGGCACGCAGAACAGCTGGATGTCCAATTGCATCATCCCTTATGTGAAGGTGGCCGCGATCTACGGTCTGGCATCCACGATGTGTGAGATCCGCCACTGTTGGGTGGGTGGTGCTCTGTCCGCGACTGTGGGCAACGGCTATGCTATCGACTGGCGGGCGTCCACGGGCACCTGGATCGAGGATTGTGTGATCCCTCGCCCATACATCCCGATCATCTCGGGCGCTCAGTCGATGCAGGTCGTGAGCTACTGCTATATGACCGACGTGATCACCCAGGGCGCAGGAGGGGACCAAGGCGGGTGGCTCAATACGGCGCACGGCGGTCACTCGATGTATGGTCTGGACGAGGGTAATATCCGGGGCCGGTATCATGCGGACTTCAACCATGGTTCCTCTGGACCCATGACCATTTTCCGCAGCGCATCTGGGTGGACCAATGACATCTACGCGAGCAACAATATTTCGGCGATCCGCATGGACCGGTTCAGTTTGTCCAATACCGTGGCCTGCTCGATCCTGGGAAGCTCCAATCAGGGGACATGGTATTACGAATTGACCGGCGCAGGATATAGCCGCAGCTCGAACAATATCTGGCAGCTGGGCTATCCCGCGATGGGGAGCAACAACTACGACACGAATGCCCCTGGATCCAGCGAGACCCGCTACGATACGAACGTCGCATACACCCTGTTCCGACACGGTAATTGGGATGCCTCCACCTTCACGACGAACTGGGCATCGGGCAACACCAACAGGTATTTCGAGGCTAGTCTGATCTACACCAATGGTCCGCCCAGCTGGTGGGATACGAATGCATTCCCCTGGCCCCCTATTGGGACTGATTTGAATGTGCCCGTGGGCTACAATTATGCTCGGGCGTGGTATGAAGGCAGGACCAACAGCCCATATCTATCGGCATCAGCTTCGACATCGACGGAAGACCCTGATGAGTTCATTCGCCGAGTGTTCTTTTTCCTGCCCACAATATTTTTACGAAATTATTTTGACATCCGCTGGAACCCGTAATAATCTACGGGCATATGGCAACAATCACACACAAAATCACCGGCGCAGTCATCCACGAAACGGTAGCTAAAACTATCCGCGAGGTGTTGGAGGACGCCGTCAAAAATAAGATCAACCTCGCCCATGCCGACCTCAGATACGCGAACCTCAGCGACGCGAACCTCAGCTACGCGAACCTCATCGGCGCGAACCTCAGCGGCGCGAACCTCAGCGGCGCGGACCTCAGATACGCGGACCTCAGCGGCGCGAACCTCAGCGACGCGAACCTCAGCGGCGCGAACCTCAGCGACGCGAACCTCAGCGGCGCGAACCTCAGCGACGCGAACCTCAGATACGCGAACCTCAGCGACGCGAACCTCAGCTACGCGAACCTCATCGGCGCGAACCTCAGATACGCGAAAAGCATTACCGCCCCCGCAATCGAAGACCTCGACGGGCGCATTTTGAAGGCAATCGAGGCGGGTGGAAGATTGGAGATGGGAAAATGGCACACATGCGAAACAACACACTGCCGCGCTGGATGGGCAATCCATTTCGCGGGTGAATTCGGGAAGTCTTTGGAAGATCGCATTGGACCTTCAGCGGCAGGGGCGCTGATCTACTGGGCCTCCTGCAAGCGCATCCCTGACTTTTTTGAGAGCAACGAAGAGGCGATGAAGGACATTCGGAAAGGAGCGGCGAAGTAATATGGAGCAAAAACTTCAATCCAAGCTCCCCGTCTGGATCTTCGGTGGTATCGCCGTGTCCTTGTGGCTTGGCCTCAGGTCGTGTGCTGGACAAGATTTTCCGCCCCAACCAGCGGAAGGAAAGAGAGGTCAACATGAAGCACTAATCCACACAAACCAAACTATGCTTGGGGCTCCGGCGAATCATAGCGCCGGGGCCTCCGTTGTGGACGACGCACTGTTGAACCGCGTCGCATGGGTGGAGTCTCGCAATAATCCCCGCGCTGTTGGGAAGCTAGGGGAAATTGGAATGTTCCAGCTTCGCCCCATCGCCATCCGAGAAGTGAACCGAGTTTTCGGAACCAAATACCATATTCCTGACGCCAGGAAAATGGTCGAGTCCCGCGAGATCGCGAGGCTCTATCTGCTCATCTGCGAGTCCCGTTGCCGGGTGAAAACTCCGGCGAATGTGTATGCGAAATATAGGGGGGTTAAGTGATCCGCGCTCTTATCTGCCGATTGTTCCACTGGAGAAACCACAATATCTATTGGACTGAGTTTAGTAACATTTTCCTAACGTGCAATAAATGTGGAAGGCACTTCAAAAGAAAAAGGCAATAACTTTGGCCCGGTGTGGGCCTCAAGGCGGGGTGCAACCCCTACACCAAACACTGACAGCGTGAATCGCTCGCAGGCGCAGCGGATGCACCATTGAACGCCGGATGCAGGCGTGACAGCCGGAGAGCACGGCACAAAAACAAATGAACATCGAAGAAATTACAATCGGACAGGCGCGAGAGATTGCGTCAATTTTCAGTGGAAGATCAGATCAACGATCAATTGACATCAATGGGTTTCGTATTGCTGTCCTGGATCAAGGATTCGTTTTCGTTGGCCACTGCGACACCAAAACTAAACCTGGAACACTCATCATCACAAAGTGCCGAAACATCCGATACTGGGGAACAAAAAACGGCCTGGGTGAGCTTCGCGATGGGCCTCTGAAAGAGACGAAATTGGATGACGTTGGGACAGTTGAGGTTCCTGAAAAGTCTCTGATTTTTACAATTCAATGCAATCGCGAATTCTGACACTGGACGGTTCCGGTTCCGGTTCCGGTGACGGTTACGGTTACGGTTACGGTTACGGTTCCGGTTCCGGTTCCGGTGACGGTTCCGGTTCCGGTTACGGTGACGGTGACGGTGACGGTTACGGTTACGGTTACGGTGACGGTTACGGTTACGGTGACGGTTACGGTTACGGTGACGGTGACGGTTAGAATTTTCGGGGTTAGTTTATGTCGTTAAAACACATGCCCTAGGCATGGAGAAGCTCGCCGTGTGGGTCGCGCCCCAAGTAAGTCGAGCACCCCGACCAATTTAGCTCAAATCAAATCAACATGAACGAGAAACAAACCAAGCACTACGCGAAGATGGCGAAACAGTTTCAGCCGAAGTCTAACAAGCCCGTGAATCGGGATCTACTCAAGGCATTCCGAGAAGGATTTGAGGCCAAGAGGAAAGCTGTCAAGGCAGAGATCAGCAAGCGCAAGAAGGCGATCAAGCGCAAGAAGGCGATCAAGCGTAATTCTGTCAAGATCCGCTAACCACTTTAGTCCCAACAAAAACAAACATCAAAATGAGAGAACTAACTGACCACCGTGTAAACCATGCCAACGACAAGCTTCGAATCACCGTAGAGGATGAGCCTGGAGCTGGTGGAGCAAACCACCTGTATCGAATCTCGGGCTTCGACACATCAACAAACGCTTCTGACATCAATGCGGAGAGCGAGCCATTTGAGGCTACGACGATCCTCTTTCAAAACGGAACAATCCCAGAGAAGGGAGTCAACGGAATCACACAAGAGGCCTTGCTGGCCATTGTTGCAGATCGCCTCCGCTCGTTCCAAGCGGGACCGTTCGCATCACGCGAAAACGCGGTCGCGCTGACTCACATTGAGACTGCCCAGCTTTGGCTTCACAAGCGCACGCTGGATCGCATGGCTCGTGGTGTAGAAGGAAAGAGCAAGGTTTAAGGATTTGTCAGCACCTACGCCGCAAAATCTGGAGCGCCACGCCGAAAGGCCAAAGTCCCAGATAAAACTTCCAGCGGGCGCTGCTGGATGGAATTTCCCAATGGGCCTCGATTGAGGACTCCGGCGGGGCTCCCGATGCGGAATGTCTTCTACTGGGGAGTAGGTTGTTCAGGAAGCATCGGGATGTTTTTCAGTAATAAGAAATAATGTTATGATTGTTGAAGAGTTCCCACATTCTCCATATCCTTTCCTTCGCTTCCAGGTCCGTCGCAATACGACCAAGGTCGTCGATGGCCGGGACGTGTTCGGGCACAAAGTTCGAACCGCAGCAGTAATCGAGCTGCTGGGCTATGGATCCACAAAAGAAAAAGCAATCCGACGCGCACTCAAAAACGTATGAACAACCGAATCATTATCTGTGAAGGCTACGACGGCTCTGGTAAATCCACCTTGGCCGAGGCCATTGCCAAAAAGACAGGGGCCATGCTGTTCCACTTCACCTGGACCCCGGCCCTATCAGGTCAGGCCATGACAGACTACGTCAACAATGTGACCACTAATTTGGTGCAGTATCTGCGCCAAACTCCGGGAGCATCCATCATCCTCGACCGGTTGCCCTCGATCAGTGAGAAGATCTATGCGCCGATCATGCGCCCCACGCAGGTGGCCGATCTGTCCTACAGCGAGCGGCTGTGGATGCAGTTCGATCCCTTGTTGATCCTTTGCTCTCGGGACAATCCTGTGGAGTATCAGGACCAAAATCAGGACAAGGCGCACCCCTACCCCAAGCGGAAGTTTGCCAAAGTTGTTAAGGGCTATGCTGCCCTTGGCGAGGAATGGGAGAACGACATGTTCCGAGAGCAAAGGTTCGTCCGTTATCACCTGAACAATGTGCCCGACGTCAACGCCTGGGTGGAGGGGAATCTGTGAAAACAAAGCTAGATCTGGTGAAAGACTTCCGGCTGACGATGGGCTTGCCGGTGAACGATGAGCCCACAGAGTTGAGCCGCGAGAGCCGGGAGCTCCATGCTCGGAACATTATCGAGGAGGCAGGCGAGATCCTCGAAGCAATCAACCCGGATGGGACGATCAATAAGCTGAAGGCACGCGATGTGTCTGGGGATCTTCTCTACTTCGCCCTCGGTCTTGTGGCCGAGGCTGGGTTGGACTGGGATGAGGAGGAGTGCCGCTATCTAGCAACAGAGGAGCTGTTTCAATTCCCGGACGCAGAGCTTCGGTATATTTTTGAAGATATCGTCGAAGTAGCTGGGCAGCTTGGAAGTCCTGACATGGTCCAGGAGACAGCACACATGCTTTGCCAATATGCAATCCAGATCGATGCTGTAATCGGTGAACTGAGTTGGCTCGACGACGACTTCCTCAAGATCCACGCCGCGAACATGGCGAAGCTGTGGACATCTAAACAGGTGGATCAGAGATTTAGCCCTAGTTCGGCTAATATGGATGCAAGCCTTACCGAAACGAGGGTGACTGACGATGGGCAGTGGAAGCTTACCATAGTTGGAATTAATCGCTGGGTCGTCCGCCTCAACGGCAAGGTCCAGAAGCCTCCCGGGTGGAAGGCTGCGGTTCTGGAAGGGGGTGCGGTGTG